TTCAACACTTACATTAAAACAGAAAATCCAGGCGTATACGATATTCAATTCTCTGCCCAAATAGATAAAACAGATAGTGGTGCTGATGAAATAGTAATTTGGCTTGCTAAAAACGGTACTGCTTTAACTGATACTGCTACTACTCTAACATTAACCGGTAATAACGATAAACAAGTAGCAGCTTGGAACTGGTTTGTAAATTCAGCGGCAAACGATTACTATCAAATCATATGGTACTCAGCCGATACAGATTTAAGAATATTAGCCGAAACTGCAGGCGGAGGTCATCCTGGTATACCTTCAGTAATAGCAACAGTTAATAGAGTAGATCAATTCTTAAGCAACACAGGATCATTTAGTGGTTCATTTAATGGTTCATTTACCGGTTCATTATTAGGAACTGCTTCATATGCTGATTTATTAGATGGATTAGATAGTACTGCTTTTGTATTTACTAGTTCATTTAATACTTTCTCTTCATCATATTCAACTAGAGTAACTAACACAGAAGCAACTGCTTCTGCTTATGTAACTACAAGTGGATCTTTTAGTACAAGAATAACAACATTAGAAACAGCATCAGGTAGTTTCTCAACTAGAGTAACTAATGCTGAATCATCAATAACATCCCTTAATAGTAAAACAGGTAGTTATGCAACTACAGGTTCAAATACTTTTAACGGCGCTCAAACAGTAACAACTGGATATATAACATTAACACAAGTATCTCAAAGTTTAAACTACGCAGATGACGCCGCAGCAGCAGCTGGTGGAGTACCATTAGGTGGTTTATATAGAAACGGAAATTTTATAGCAATAAGAATAGTATAATATGCCAATACAATTATCAGGATCATTAGCAATTACAGGTAGCTTATTAGCTACAAGTACTATAACAGCACAAACGCTTGTTGTACAGACAGTTACTTCGTCTATTGTATATTCTAGTGGATCAAATATATTTGGAAATAGTGTTTCTAACACTCAACAATTTACAGGATCACTTCAAGTAAGTGGTTCAAACCACTATGTTTTAGGAAATGTTGGTGTAGGTACTACAAGTCCGGGAGTTTTGTTACAAGTTGAACCTTCACAAACTGTTAATTTAATAACATCTCTATTTACCAGAGGTAATTCAGATCCTAACTTTAGAGCAGGATTTGCAAATGGATCTGGTAGTGGGACAGCATCTGAGCATGCAAAAGTTGGGATGTGGTATGGAACTAGTGGTAATCCTGTAACCCATATTGGATTTTTAAGAGGCAATTCATCAGATTCTAGTGGAATGACATTTAATGTTAATAATACTGAATATGTGCGCCTTGATCCTTCAGGCAATGTAGGTATTGGTTCTGCCTCACCAGCTTATAAATTAGATGTTAATGGAGCTGGGTATTTTAATACTGGAGTTTTAATAAATGGGGGCTCTACATTTACAGCAGGTGAATTAGGTTTTACTAATTCAGCATCAGGAGCACAATTTGGAATATACACTACTGGAGCCTCTTCTCCAGGTATGTTCTTTGATCATAGAGCAACCTCTAATACAGGTCTTTGGACTTGGAGAAACGGAACTGGTGGCGCAAATACAAGAATGGTCTTAACTGGAGATGGTAATTTAGGTATAGGTACTACTACCCCAGATATATTCGGTAGAGGAGATGGATTTGATGTTGGTATATCTTCAGCAGGTGTAGGATCTACTCAAAACATGTCTTTACAATTAAATGCTGGTGCTACAGCAGGTAGAGGAGCTCAACTATATATGGGTCAAGGTGGTACAAGACATTTTACAATATCATCTAATGTTACAGAAACTTCTATTGGTACTACAAGTAATACTCCTTTACGATTTGTAACATGCGATAGTTTAGAACGTTTACGTTTTACTAATACAGGTATAGCCTGTTTCGCTTGTCAAGTTTGTTCACCTTCTTCTATAATTAAAGGAACTATAAATGAACAATTAGTTTTAGATTTTGTTGCTGGGGCTGGAAGTTATACCCATCAATCTTTTAGATTGTGTGGTGCTAATCAATATAGACTTATTGGAAATACAAACGGTAATTTCATCTTACGAAATGATGTTATATCATCTGATGTTTTAACTTTTGCTTGTGCAGGTGGAGCTACATTTGCTTGTAGCATAACAGCAGATAGTTTAAATATAAATACATCAACTGTATTTGTAAAAGCTAATATAGCAGATACATTAACTGCAACAAGTATAGGAAGTAATTATAATCCAGGTATTTTAAATATTCAAAATAAAAGTGCTACAAATGGTAATTTATCATTAATAGGATTTCAAGATGCAAGCCAATTTATTAATCTTGCAGCTATGGGTGCTATTAATGAAACCCATGCAGGATCACCAAATAGTGTTACTGGTGCATTAGCTTTTTATACTAAAGCTTCTGGAACAGGATTTATTTCCGAACGTATGCGCATAACAAGTGGTGGTGTAGTATTAATAGGAACTACTTCAAATTCTAGTGGTAGCCCTACTTTTTATATACAAAATAAAAGCGGATTAGTAGCAAACATAGCAGGATTTAATTTTAGTAGTACGACAACTGCTGAAAATGGGAATAATAATATTTTAAGTTCTGGTGCTTACTATAACGGTTCTGCAGTGGTAGCTACTCAAACAACTGCAACTTTATATCAGCAGTATAACGGAGAGCATCTTTTTTATACAAATGCAGGATTAACCGAAGGAAATTCTTTTTCAGGAACCGAACGAATGAGAATCACATCGGGTGGTAACGTAGGTATAGGTATCACATCGCCAAGCAGCTATTATTCTAAAGAATTAGTTATATCAGCAATTGACCAAGGAGGAATTACTATTGCAAGTACTACTACAACTGGGGAACAATTTTTGATGTTTGCTGATGGAAGTTCTGGTGCGGATAGATATAGAGGATATGTCGCTTATAATCATAATGGCAATTATTTATATTTTGCTTCAGATGCAGCCGAACGTATGCGCATAACAAGCGCAGGTTGTGTTGGTATAAATACAAATAATCCACAATCAGTATTGGATGTACAAAATTGTATAAATTCTTCATATGACCCTACAAATACATTAGTAAGTAATCAATGGTTTAGAACATCTAATCCAAGTACTATAGCATGTGCTACTTCAGGTATTATGTTTGTTGCACAAGGTCCTAGTGGTGGAAACGGTTTAGCAACAATAAACGGTGTAACTACATCTTGTGGTTCAATGGCAATAACATTTGGTACAAGAAATGCTAGTGGGGCAGTTACCGAGAGAATGCGCTTATCAAGTGCAGGTAATGTAGGTATAGGTATTACAGCCCCAACATCTAAACTCCATGTCACTGGTTCAACAGACGCTGTTATATTTGAAGGTTCAGGCTCAAATATATTCGCAGTAGATGGAACTTCAGGTCGTCTATTCTCAGTAGACGATGATTTAACTAATAGTTTATTTAGTGTAAATACAATAGCAGGTTTACCTGTGATTGAAGCATTTGCTGATAATACTGTTAGATTAGGTACATATAGTTCTGTTAGTGGTTCTACAATGATGATCACAGGAAGTGTAGTAGCTATAGGTACAACATCAACAAGTACTGAAGCTAATCTATATCTAGGTGCTAGAGGTACATCAGAAGGAGGTCAATTAGTATTACAAAAAGGAACATCTTGTAGTTGTGCTACTCACTTAGATAACTTCCAAGATCGATTTAGAATAATGTCTGGTACTAATACTACCAGTACAACTGAATTATTTAGCATCAGTATGAATGGAGGAGAGGTTACAACATACAGTCGTTTATCTACAATAAAACAAGGCGGTGGTGGAACTTACAAACAAACAGTTGTTGGCCAAATAACAGCTGCCTCCTCTGGAACTGCTAAGAAAATAGCTTATGTTGGGCATACCCACTCAGTTAGAGTTTATGTTTGGGCTAATCAATCAACAGGAAATGGTAGTTCAGCTATTGCTGATATAACAACACTATATGGTTCTAGTAATGGGGGTACAACAACCGAAGCTAATTTTGGAAATGTAAGCGATATAGTTGTAACGTATGATAATGGAGGCAGCCCAGCATACACAATTAATGTTACATTAACCTATAGTGGAGCTGCTCCAACAATAAACTACGTAATTGAAGGAATAAACAACGATAATAATATCTATACATTATAATATGGCAATTAAAAACGGACCAGGAACATCTTTATTAGGCTTAAGATTTGCTTATGATATGGCAGATGTTAAAAACTCATATTTAGGAGAACCAACTACTAATTTAGCTTTATATAGTCAAAATTTTGATGAATGGACGGGTAATCTATTTAGTAACTGGATTAATAGTGATGTTACCTTAAATGCATCTTATGCTCCTGATGGTACTTTAACTGGAAATAGATTAGGAAATGGATATTCTAGATATACTAAGACTATCTCAGCTTCAACTAGTACAGTTTACACATTTTCTGTTTGGTTAAAAAATGTTAGTTTGACAGGAACTGGTGTAGATTTATATTCTGCTTTTGGATTGAATGGAACTTTAGTTAGTTATACAGGAGTACTTAATGTAAGTGTAGCTATGCTATCAACAACAGAATGGAGACGATTTCAAATCACAGTAACATCTCCATCCTCAGGCATAAACCAAATGCAATTTGGAGTAGTTCCTTATATAGGATATGGAAATAACAATAGTGGACAAAAAGTAGATGTATGGGGAGGACAAGTAGAACAAAAATCATATGCTACTCAATACATATCTACTGTAGGATCAACATCCACCCGCTCAGTAACAAATTCATTATTTGATATAAGTGGGTATAATGCTTCTTTAGATATGAGTAATGTATCTTTTACAACAGCATCTGTTCCAACATTTGATGGATCAAACGATTATATACCTGTAGCCCACGCTAATTCTCCTATAACAAATAAAAGCTACGAAATGGTTTTCAGACCTGCCTCAATTCCAGCTTCAAATACATTTAGAAGCATTTGGCAAAAATCAGGAAACTGGAATGGAGATACAGGTATATCAATGCAATTTATATACAATAACTTTACTTTTTCTTATGGCGCCTCTTGGGGAGGATCAGTCGCCTTAGCTCCTATTTCTAGTTATGTGACAGCAGGAAACTGGTATCACGTTGTTGGTACAGTGAGTGGAAATGGAGGAAGTGCTGCTATGTACATAAATGGATCTTTAGCAGGCACAGGTACAGCTGGTACACCCACAACAACAGATGGTTTAAATATTGGTTTAGGTAATGGCGGTAGCCTTCTTGGTGACATACCTATTTTTAGAATGTATAGTGAAACCCTATCAGCTGCTCAAGTACAACAAAACTATTTAGCATATAAAAAACGCTTTGGAATATGATAGAAACACGCTACTTAATTATACCTACAACAATAACAGGATCACTTAACTATAATCAGTTATTAGAATATGATACATCTACTCTTAGACTATCAATAGATGGTACTAAGACATTTGTAAAATATAACATAAATGATGTTACAGCTTCATACACACAAAGCTGGTATGATCCTATCTCACATCAATCTCAATCTATTACTATAGAAGCTGGAGTGTATGGTCGTCCTGATATTTATCCTTCAGGATCAGAATACACACATGAACAAATTTTAGTAATATTATCTAATAATGAATGGATTTTAATTCCACCAACAGAATAAAGTTATGGCTATACAATATGGACATGGACAAATAGTAACATTAGGGTTATCATTATCTCTAGACGCTGCTGATATAAATTCATATCCTGGTAGTGGTACTACTTGGAGTGATACAAGCGGTTATGGACGTAATATAACTTTAGCTAATGGTCCAACTTTTAATAGTGCCAACGGTGGTAATCTTATATTTGATGGAACTAACGATTATGGAAATAATACAAGTACTAATATTACAAGTATACAATATTGTACAATTAATATGTGGATTAAAGATTCTGTAAGCACTGTAGCTCATAGAGGACCATTTTGGATTTCAGATTCTTCGTCAAGAATGTTATTTTTAGATATTAGAAGTGATTACAGTCATTTTCAAATAAGTACTGAAACTAAAGCTAATAATAGAAGAGCATCCTCAAACCAAACCCAATTAGTGAATGGAAATTGGCATAATGTAGTTATTACAAGAAATGATTCTATATTAGGAGGATATATTGACAACACATCTATTTCTTTAACACAAGAAGATGGATATGGAGGGTGGGGAATAGGAACTAATGACTTTTCAGTAGGTTCATTTATGGATAATGGTAATATTTACTCATATTGGGCTGGAACTATAGGTAGTATTTCTATTTATAATAGAGTATTATCACCATCAGAAATATTACAAAATTACACAGTCCAACGTAAACGTTTTGGAATTTAAAAATATTTATACAAAACAAGTCATAACAGATGTTAATACATAACGCACAAGTAACAGGTTCACTAACATTAAATGGTATAGATATTGGTGACATTACTGGTTCAGAAGTATCAATTGGTGCTTTAAACTCATTCTCTTCTTCAATAAACATATACACAGGCAGTAATAATACAAATATAAACGCTTTACAAACGTTTAGCTCGAGTATTCTAACATATACCGCGAGTAATGATTCAATAAATACTACTCAAAATAATCGTTTATCTTCGTTAGAAACAACTAGTGGATCATTAATAAATGCGTCTTCTTCTTTTTCAACTCGTGTATCTAGTTTAGAAAGTTTTAGTTCTAGTTTAGATTCTACTTTCGCAACAGATGCTGAATTAACATCTTTAAGTAGTTCTGTAACAGGAAGATTAACAACAGATGAAAATACTATTACAAATAATAGTTCTTCATTTGCTTCAAGATTAACAACAGATGAATCTAATATTTCTTCATTACAAACTGCTTCAGGTTCTTTCTCTACTCGTACAACTAATTTAGAGACAGCTTCAGGTAGTTTTAGTACAAGAGTAACAAGTAATGAAAGTAACATTACATCTCTTAATTCTAAAACAGGTAGTTATGCTACTACAGGATCAAATACATTTGTAAATACTCAATATATTAGTGCTGCTAATAATTCTTTTTCATTTACTTCAACTGCCTCACTCTATACAGATGGAGGTGTTAGAGTATCTAAAGACTTATATGTAAGTGGTACTTCATATTTTAATAACGTAACAATTTACGGCACTCAAAGTGTACAATATATAACATCTTCTCAGCTTAACATTGGTACAAACATTATTAATGTAAACACAGATACACCAAGCATTCGTTTTGGTGGTTTATCTGTTTATGATAGTGGATCAACAGGATTGACTGGATCAATGTTGTGGGATTCACAAGACAACCAGTGGATTTATTCTAATCCTAGTGGTTCTGAATATGATTCAGCGGTGTTTTTGGTTGGCCCTAGAAATTCGGGAGTGTTAGGAAACGAACCAGGTATTAGCTGTAATTTCCTTTCTAAAGGAAATGGTCTTCATCACATGACATCAAGTGGTATTTTTGAAGACGGTTCTAGAACTTGTTTCTATGGAAATACAGTTGTAAGTTCAAGTGGCACTGTTTGCACTACAATGGCTAATGCAAGCTGTATTGGTATTAATACTACTACTCCTTTTAAAAGATTAACAATAGATGCTTCTGAAGTTTCTTCAGATGGCATAGCAGTAAGAGGTAATAGTTCTCCAGCATACATACTCTGTGAAACATCAGGTGTTGGATCTACATTCACCAATGATTCAGCTGCTGGTTATATAGGAACTATTACAAACCATCCATTTAATGTAAGATCTAATAGCCAGAACAGATTAACATTTTCTAGTACTGGAATAGCATGTTTTGCTTGTAGTGTAACGGCAACAGGAAATGTAACAATTTCATCAACTGCGAATGCAAGTTTAGTTGCAGCAACAAATTCAACAACAGGTTTTACATTTATTGATTTAATAAATAATGGAACATCTGGTAGAAATTACCAAATAGGAATTGGCGGTAATAGTGCTGCTTCAGGATATGCAAATAATTTATATTTTGATTTAGTAGGTGTAGGTAATATAATGACTTTAACATGTGGTCGTAACGTAGGTATAGGTACTCAATCGCCAAATAGGCTTACTGAAATTGCAGCTTCAAGTGGGGCTGTATTAGGAATAGCTAATAACAATGAATCTGGAGGTTCTGGTATTTTATATGGAAGAATAGCTATGTATTCAACTGCTGGTAGTAACACATATATAGATTATGGTGGAGAAATCAGGTCTTATAGTGGACCGGGAGTTGATTATTCTGATTTAAGATTTTACACTGCTTTTGGAGCAACAAGTACCGAAAAAATGCGTATAACATCCGCAGGTATAGCTTGTTTTGCTTGCCAAGTTTGTGCTCCTTCATTTACAGGAGGAACAGTATCAGGTACTAGTGGTACCTTCACAGGTAAATTATCAGTAACCCAAGCAAGTACTGATTTTGTTGCTGAATTTACAAACACAGCAAATTCAACACCTTATGGATTACGAGTTAAAGACGCTTCATCTCCAGCAAATAACTATCCTTTATTAAGTGTTACAAATAATGCTGGTACAACTGAATATTTTAGAGTAAATAGTGGAACAGGTATATCTACTTTTTCTGGTACTGTTTGTGCTTCAATATTTGCAGGGGGTACAGTTAGTGGTACTACAATTTATGGATCAACATTAGTTTGTGGAGCAAGTATTTGCTCAGGAGGAACAGGTAGATTTAGAGATATTTTAATATCAGATTGTAGATTATCAGTTGGTGCATCAGATCAATATTATGCTAGTGTTTTTATTGGTGGGGCATTAACATGCGGATCAAATCAATATGCATTACTACTAGATCCTCAATTGTCAGGAACTAATAATTATGGATTACTTGCTAATGCTAGAATTAAAGCTTCAACAGCAACAACAAACGCTTTTGGAGTATATATAGTTAATAGTGAACTACTATCTGGGGCATCTATAACTAATAACTATGGTTTATATATAGCAAACCAAACAAATGGTTCTAGTGTAAATTATGCTTTATATTCAGCTGGTGGTGCGTCTTATTTTGCAGGATGTGTAGGTATAGGTACCACAACTCCAAACTACAAATTAGAAGTAAATGGTACTTCTTGTTTTGCAGGTAACGTAACAATAGGTGGCTCATATTGTGCTTTTGCTCTTAACGTTCACGGTGTAACATATCAAATTGGAGGAAGTGTTTGGGTACAAAACGGATATGGATATGTAAATTCTGGTGCTGTATCAACAGGTTTATTTCCCCAAAGTGATTGTACAATACAACTTAGAATAGCTAATAGTACTGCTTTGATTGTTAACGCATCATCAAATGTTGGTATAGGGACTTCAACCCCATATGGTAGACTTCATTTAACTGGAGTGTATAATGGTGCTCAAAACACTTTAAATTTAGAAAATAACTGGCCTAACACATATAGCACAAGTCTTATAAATTTCTGGGCTTATTACAATGCTACTGACCCAATGGCAGTAATTGAAGCGGGACAAGATGTTTCTGCTACAAACGCTGGCGTTATTATGTTTAAGACAATGGCTGGTGGTACAGCACCCGTTACTAGAATGAGCATTTCTCCTACAGGTGTGACTTGCTTTTCAAATACAGTTTGCGCTCCCGGAATTATTGTTGGTACTAGTCAAGAAAATATTATACTTAGTTCTTCTAGAATCCACCTAAACACTTGTGTTCAAAGATTTTATACAATTAACCATTGGCAATTAGCAAATGGCTCTGCAAACCAATGTATTGTAGTAGATGGAGCTGCAACTTATGGTTGTGCTAAAGTAGCAAATATTAATGCCTCAAGTACATTTTTCTATGGCCCATATAGTTATTTAACACCAGGCTCTTATGTAGCTAAATTCAGAATGAAAGTAGATAATAACTCATGTAGATCAACTTTATTTTATTTAGATACTAATAGAGGATCTGGTATGAACGTCTCAGCAAATACTTTCTGTACTAGTGGTTGTTATCAATATATTAATATACCTTTTACTATATCTAGTCCTGGAGATGTATTTGAAGCTAGAGCACTAGATTACCGATCAGGTATAACTTGTACTTATCTAGACCATGTATTAGTTGAAGCAGCTGAAAATCCAGGTCAATATTTTTCTAAAGATAATTTTAGATTATATACTGGTCATTTTAACTGTGCTAGATTATCAATAGATACAAATGGTAATACTATATTTAACTGCAATGGAACTTATTGTTCAAACTTTGGATATAATTTCTTAACAGCATGTAATGGATCTATACTTTCAGGAACCCACACTATGGGTAATATGGGAGCTGGAACTCAATGTGCTACTCCTTATTGGTGTGATGGAGGTGCTTTAAGAATGGAATTTAACTGGTCAACAGGTGGATATATTCAATGGATAAACCACAATAATTGTGTTCCATACTTATTACAATGGTCAGCGGATAATTATAATACTAAACACTGCTTTGATTATAATGGTGGTGCTTGCCATTGTGGTATAGTGACTGCTAGAGGATATCAAGGAGCAAGTTTTTCCACATTAAATGGAGGATCAGGTACAGGAAACGCTATATTTAATACAGTAACACGAAGTGGTGCTGCATTGTACGAAGTAGCAATTGTAGCAAACCCCAACGGAGCTGGATCTGGAGCATATGCTGATTTTTACTACGGAGATTTACTTATAGGTACTGGATTTAGTGGAGCTGCTGTTACTGATTATATATTTTGGTGTCAAAGAAGTACACCTCCAAGATCTTTATATGGATCTGGTGGTGGTAATTTGACAGTAAACGTTTGTATGTTCTATAGTGGTGCTGAATATTCAAGTATTGGCTTAGGTGGAACCTACACAATTAGATTTAAAATAAATGGATATAATTCATCAGCTACAGGTGATGGTACTACAATTTTCTTAAAACAAATAATTTAATAATATTTATAATAAACAATAAAACAAACACAATGTCATTAGATATCACTTACAACTGGAACTTCAACCCATTAGAATGCTACCCAACAGAGTCAGGCCAAACCGACGTAGTATTCAACGTACATTGGCAATTATATGCAACCACTGGTTCATACACTGCTGGTAGTATTGGTACACAAATGGTAGGACCATTAGGTACAGGTTCATTTACTCCGTTCGAAGATTTAACAAAAGAACAAGTACAAGGATGGGTAGTAAATGCTATAAACGCTTACGACACAGGAAGTGTTGATAGAATGTATGCTAACTTAGCTACTCAAATCGAGAATCAAATTAATCCTCCAACAATTAATTTAACTGCTCCTTGGTTAGTACCATCTCCAAGTCCAAGTCCAGAAGTACCTTCACCATCAGTGACTCCAACTCCATCAACAACTCCAACTGTTTAATAAATGTTTTACATTTTAAAACAATTTATGCCTGGGGCTGAAATCTGGGTGGCAAAACTAAATGCTGAAGATCCGGAATACGTTTATACCACACTAGAAGAAGCAGAAACTGCTTTTCCTAGTGTGCAAGAACTATATCCAAATAATCTTTGCAAAATATCAAATCCTGTAACGGCCGTTGAATAATTAGGATTTCTTTGTAATATTTATACAGGAATAACCTAATTTAAGAGATGATTATAGATAGCCCTATTATAAGTGGTTCATACGCTGCTTCAGGTTCATTAAACCAGTTTGGAAATGTTACAATAACAGGATCATTAACTGTAACTGGCCCTATCATTGGTGCCTTAACTGGTTCTGTTGATTCAGCTTCATTTGCAACTACAGCATCATATGTAAGCCCTAACACACAAATTAATACAGCGTCATTTGCTGTAACTTCTTCTTATGCTTCAACTGTTGATTATAATAACACTGTAATAACATCCTCGTTTGCTATCACAGCATCGTATGTTAGCCCTGCTACACAAATTAATACGGCATCTTTCGCTATTACCGCGTCTTATGTTAGCCCTGCTACTCAGATAAACACATCATCATTTGCAATCACATCTTCATATGCCGCAAATGCAGAATTATTAGATGGTTTAGATAGTAGTGCTTTTACACCTATAAACTCATTCAATAGTTACACTTCATCAAACAATGCAACTGTAACTAGTGTAGCTGCTTCAACAGCATTAGCTTTAGCATCTATAGCTACTCTAACATCCAGAACTGGATCATACACTCTTACTAGTTCATTCAACAGTTATACATCATCTAATGACGCAACTGTAAACTGTGTTTCATCAACTGCAACAGCTGCTTTAGTTGGTGTTGCGGCTTTATCTTCTAAGACAGGATCTTATGCCACAACAGGTTCAAATACATTTGTCAATACTCAATACATTAGTGCTGCAAACAATGCTATTTCTTTTACTTCAACAGCCTCGCTTTATACAGATGGTGGTTTAAGAGTAACTAAAGACATGTATGTAAGTGGAACTTCTTACTTTAATAATGTCACTATATTTGGCACTCAAAGTGTTCAGTATATAACATCATCCCAACTTAACATAGGCACTAACATTATAACTGTGAACACAGATACACCAACAATACGTTTTGGTGGTTTAGCAGTTTATGACTCTGGCTCTACTGGACTAACAGGTTCAATGTTATGGGACAGTGAAGACAATCAGTGGATTTATTCTAATCCATCAGGATCAACTTATGATTCAGCTGTATTCCTAGTAGGACCTAGAAACTCAGGCGTTTTAGGAAACGAACCAGGTATTAGCTGTAATTTCCTTTCTAAAGGAAATGGAATGCACCATATGACGTCTTCAGGTATATTTGAAGATGGGTCTAGAACATGTTTCTATAACAATAGTTTTATTAGTTCTAGTGGTGCTGCTTGCTTTGCTAGTAGTGTAACATCTCTTTCTAATAATTTTGTTGCCACAACAAACGCATATACAACACAAGGTACAGTAAGCTATAATGATGCTAGAGGTTTAATATTAAGAGCAAAAACAGCTACTGTATATGACTTTTCAATTTATTCAGCGGCGGAAAATGCAATGATTGTTAACCCTACTGGAACAAATACTATATCATTTCTATCAGGAGATGTTGGTATAGGAACACTATCACCAACCCAATTATTACATGCTAGAAAAGACCAAAATGCTTATACTTGGGCAAGAATAGATAACCAAGCCGATAGTGGTTCTGCTTACGCTGGACTTCAATTAGGTGCTTATGGTAATAGTTGGGGACTTGCAATTGGTTCGTCATTAGCAAATAGTAACTCATTAAATTTCCTTATAGATGCTGGAGGAACTAATGTTCCTAAATTAACTTTATTTGCAGCAGGCATAGCTTGTTTTGCTTGCACTGTTTGTTCTCCAACATTTGATTCAAATTGTGCTCGCTTAATAGGTAAAGCATCCGCATCCCCATATGCAAATTCATCTTGGTTACAAGCACCTGCTTCAAGCGGCATGTTTATTGTAAATAGTGGAATTACAAACTGGATTGGTATTAAAGCAGATGGTTCTATTGATTCAAATGGTATATTCACTCATGGAGGTACTTTTTGCACTAATGGTGCTGTTTGTGCTCCTACTGGATTGTTTAGTGGATGTGTAGGTATAGGTACTACATCACCAACAGATCCATTGACCCTTGGTGGCGGACAAACAGGATTATCTATTAATTCTGCAACAACAGGAGATGCTTATGTAAGATGGAGACTTGATGGCACAGTTTATAATGATGCTTATGTAGATAGAGGAACGGGAAACTTTTTAATAGGTCCTACTGTTAGTTCTGCTTTAATTCTCAAAACTGGAAATACCGAACGTATGCGCATAACAAGCGGTGGTATAGCTTGTTTTGCTTGTCAAGTATGTGCTCCTGTTTCTGTAGTTACAGGTGCCTCTATAGTTAGTGGATGCCTTGGTGTAGGTACAGGAACTCCAAGAACAAAAGCTGAATTCAGCTCAGGATTACCAACATCAATCCCAACACATACAAACACAACAAATGGTATAGTAGTAACAGATGGTGGAGACATTTATGGCAGAATTGGTGTATCTAATTTCTCAGCAGGAGGAAATGGATACCCAACATATATACAAGCAGGTGATTATAGTGGAGCAATATATTATAACTTATTATTAAACCCATTAGGAGGCTGTATAGGCATAGGAACAACTGCCCCAGCTACTAATTTACACATTGTAAACAATAGTAATGCTGGTTTAAGAATTCAAGCAACAGCATCAAATGGATCTTCAGAATTAGATCTTTTATCACACGGCACCCAAAACTCATTTATCGATTTTGGTCCTAACCAATTAAGATTTAGAAGTACTAACTGTGATATGACTGTTATTAATAATGGTGCTGTATTAGTACTAAATAATGGTGGTTGTGTTGGTGTTAGAACAGCATCTCCAAGAAGCACTTTACATGTTCAACAATCATCAAATGATGGAGTTCCAGCTGTAGGATGTGCAAGAGATGGTTTGATTATAAGTTCAAATAACGGAAATTACGGATTAAATATAGGTGTTGATCCAACAGGACCAACATGGATGCAAGCAATGCGTTTTGATGATGGCGCTACAGCCTATAACTTATTATTACAGCCTACAGGAGGATGTAGTCTTCTTATTGGTACTGGTACTGCTCTTAGTGGATGCAGACAACAATTAGTAATTGGTGGTAATAATTTTGGCTCTTTAATTGCATTAGGAAATAATGGTAATGGTAATAAATTTGTTATTGAAAGTGATAGTAGTGAAAATGCATTAATTAATAACAAGTCAGCTACACCAATGATATTCTACACTAGTGGTAGTAGAAGATTTGATATTACAAGTGATGGTATAGCTTGTTTTGCTTGCCAAGTTTGTGCTCCTTCATTTAGAGGAGGCTCAATTACAGGTACATCAATGACAGTAGCAACAGATTGTTCTGGAGTTATTGTTGATGTTGCTAGTAGACATGGTTTAATGAAATATTTTAATTTTTCTACAGGCTTTGTAGGTGCTTGTTCTGGTACAGATGGTAGTATATCTACCTGGTTAGGTAGATTTGCAGGAACTATAACATCACCAACAGCTGTATACCAAGATTTAAAAATGTTTAATTCTGGTATAGCATGTTTTGCTTGTCAAGTGTGTACTCCTCAATTATGTTCTACTTATGTAGGAGCTTCATGTTATTTAGAAGGACCTTTAAAAGCTGGAGTTAGAGGATGTTTTGTAACTTCTGTTGCTGCTATTCCTTATATATATTACAGTGAAAGATTTCCAAATGATGGTTCAGGAACTTTCCCATTTAATCAATATGGTGAATTAATATTCCAAGGAGGTACTAGATCCGGATATAATGCTGGTTTTTCATTTGCCACAGGAACAGCAGATGAGGGAGGTACAGCATCAGTAAGTGTTAAAGCAAGAATATTTGAAAGTGGAGTTGCTTGTTTTGCTTGCACTGTTTGTGCCCCAACAGCTATATTTTCAGGGAATGTAGGTATAAACAATACAAGTCCTCAAAATAGGCTAACTGTAAACTTGCCTGAAAGGTATGATGGGGGAACAAATAGTTTAGGTGCTGCTGTTGTAGCAGGAGCAATCAATTCATGTCCAAGCAATGATTTTACCAATAGTACAGCAATATTTAGAATACAAGGAACCAACGCAACTAATAGCCTTCAATTTGGTGTAGGTTCAGAAGGATATAACTACCATCCTTGGATTCAAGGTTCTTATGATAATAGTGGACCTGGTAGTAACGATTTTGGAGTAAAAGATATTTTACTACAACCAATTGGAGGAAATGTTGGTATAGGTACTTCATCTCCAAGTACAAGATTAAATGTTGCTGGTGGTGATTTTCGCTTAAATGGTACTTGTGTATGTAGTAGATTTATAGTTTACCAAAATTACAGTAATAATGCCGTTGGTGCATCACTGTTTAATAATAGTGGAACAGAAGTAATTTCACTAAATGGAAATGCAGGTAATATTGGTATAACAGGTACAATGATTCTTAATTCAAGAACAGTTTATGCTACTGCAGCAATATATGATAATGCAGCAAACGGAAATAATGTAGGTATTGGGTTTGGTCCTAATAGTGTTTTACCAATAGATGGTGTAGGTAATCCAACAAACGGAACAAAAGATTTAGGTTCATCATCATATAGATGGTGTACAGTATACACATCTGACTTATCATTAAACAACGGTATAGGTAACTATACAATTGTAGAAGGTGAAAACGATCTATTCTTATACAATAATAATTCATGTAAGGTGTTCAAGTTCTTGTTACAAGAAGTTTGTCCTGAAATTGCACCTGCAAAACGATCAACATAATATGGAACCAAAATACTACGTAATATTTAATGTTTCTGAACTTGACAAAATAGATTTTTCTCAAGTATTTGAAACATCAATCGAAACAGTAAGAAAATCAGTAGATGAAACTTTAACATTTGTTAAATATGCTACTGATGAAATGCCTTCTAGTGTAGCTAGTTTAGATACAAAACAAGGTCCTTATTCACATGAAGAAATATTAGCTATATTAGCAACACCTGAGTGGAATCCTCCATTACCAGAAAATAAATAGATTATGCCAGTAAATTTAGGTGGAAATGAAATAAACAGTATAGGAGCAAAATTATTAAATGATACCACACTCCTTAAATCTGATCTTTTTGCGTTATGGGACCCAGGACTAACTAGCTCTTATCCAGGCTCAGGCACTAACTGGGATAATTGGGTAGCAAATAACAGAAACTGGTCTTTAACAAATGGCCCTACATTCTCAACTGCAGGGGGTGGTAGTATTGTTTTTGATGGTTCAAATGACTATGCTGCTTATAGAGACGGCAGTTCTTTTACTATAAATCCCCCTTATACTATTAATTTTTGGATTAAAACATCAAGTGCAAGTGGAGGATTAATGTCACATTATAGTGGAGGACCAGTAAATAGTGGTATGTTTTTGGATAGTGGAAAATTAGCTAACGCTTATTACAATGGTGATTGGAGATATAACTACAGTACAGGTACAGCCGTTAACACAAATAATTGGGTAATGGTTACTTATGCTGCTCCATCTGCTGCAGATGGAAGTATAGTAACATATGTAAATGGAATATCTGATTGGAGTTTTACAGTAACTGGTGGCCAATATGGTTTGAATATAGGTAGTATAGGTATACTATGGGGATTCAACTACTTTAATGGAAATATAGCCCAAGTATCATCTTATAGTGTTCAACACTCAGCTACTCAAGTATTACAAAATTATAATTCAACAAGACAAAGATTCGGAGTATAATGCCATTTGATGTAAACGGAAACATATTAACCAATCTACAAATAAAACACTATAACGAAGCTAATATCGTTAGAAATGGTTTAGTTTTATATCTAGATGCAGGTATTGCTAATTCATATCCTGGATCTGGAACAACATGGACTGATTTAAGTGGTAATGGTTATAATGCTACTTTAACAAATGGTCCTACTTATAGTAGAAATGGTGGTGGATCACTAGTTTTTGATGGCTCAAATGATTATGCTATAGTTAATGTAAACAGTTGGATTAGAAGTACATCATCAGCTTACACATTTAATTCATTTTTCTATTATAATGATAGTAGTAATGGAGGTGCTCCTTATTCATTAATGACTTCTCCAAACGATGGAAACACAAATGATGGTTTTTGGCAACACTTAAATTTAGGAAACTGGTTATGGAGAACTGAAGATAACGTTTCAGGAGAATTTGGAGGAAATGTTGAATCACCATCCCCATTTTCAAACGGAAATTGGTATCATATTGCAACTGTTGTAAAAACCAATTCTTTAATATTTTATCGAAATGGACTACCAGTAGCAACAATATCAACAACATTTAATTGGGCTAATTTACGAAATGACCATACTGCTTATTTATATGCAGCAACAGGTTATGGTGATTTATATTATATGAATGGTAATATAGCTAATTTTCAAATGTATAGTAGAGAATTATCAGCATCTGAAATCCTTCAGAACTTTAATGCAAATAGGAGAAGATTTGGAATTTAACATTCCCTGTATTATATTTATTGGAAATACTAAAATACAGTTATGGATAAATACGTTGTATTCCACGTCGAAGGAGGTCTCGGCAAAAACATAGCCTCAACAGCAGTAATCAAAAACATTGCTGAAAAGTACAAAGACAGAAAGCTAATTGTAATGGCTTCGTTTCCTGAAATTTTTATAAACAATCCATACATTCATAGAGTGTATAGAATGGGTATGACACCTTATTTCTGGGAAGATTATATTAGTGGTAAAGATACTATTATATTACGTCGCGAACCTTACTTTGAAACATCTCACATCATGCAAAAAACTCCATTGCATGAAACATGGCATAAGATGTATGATTTGCCTTATAACAAGGAAAAGGATTTACCTGAATTATATATGAATATGATTCAAACAGAAATGCCTATCACTTGGAACAGACAAAGACCAATCTTATTGTTACATACAAATGGTGGTCCTTTAATGGATGGTGCTCCAATTTATGCTTGGTCTAGAGACATGCCAAGATATGTAGCTGAAGCTATTATTCAGCAATTTGGACAACAATATCATATCATTCAAGTTGTTAAACATCAAGCTCAAGGTATTCAATCTCCTCTAGTTGAAGTAGTAGATAGATCAATGTCAAACTTTGAACTATTCTCATTAGTAAGAGCATCAGCAAAAAGAGTATTAATTGACTCTTGTTTACAACACGCAGCAGCAGCTTATAAATTGCCTTCTACAGTATTGTGGGTTGGTACTCACCCAGAAATGTTTGGTTATTCAATGCATACAAACATCATAGCAAAAGAGCCTGTTGGTAATGTTAAAAAAGTAGACGCTTCATACTTTGATTATTCTTTAGATGGTCAGTTCCATGAATGTCCTTACAACAGTCCAGAGGAAATGTTTGATGTAAATGAGATTATCAAGGCAATAAATAAAAACTAATGTTTGTTATTTATCGTATAAGCGATACAGGATATAAAAAAGAGAAGCCTGACTACATTAACAATAAAAATTGTTTTATAAACGCTTTAAGAACGTTTAATAAGGCTGATTGGTTAATTATCGCTGATAATGTAGGTGATGAAACTAAGTCTTTAATAACCCAATCAAATAAAGAAATAAAATATGTTAATGTAGGACATGGCGCAGGTACTTTTAATTTAGCATTAGATTATGCCTTAAACTTACCTGACAATGAAATAGTTTATTTTTTAGAAAATGACTATTTACATAAACCAGAAGCAGATAAAATAATTGAAGACGGATTTGAATTAGGATTTGATTATGTTACAACTTATGACCATCCAGACAAGTATTTAAATCCATTTGAAGGAGGAAATTTATTATGCGGCGGAAGATCCGAAGAAACTAGATTATATTTAGGACAACATTGTCATTTTAAGCTAACAAATAGTACAACAATGACATTCGCTTCTAAAGTGAAAACATTAAAAGAAGATGAAGGCATATTAAGAAAATGGACTAGTGAAACATATCCATATGATTTTAATATGTTTGCAGAATTAAGACAAAAAGGTAAACGTTTAGCTTCATCTTTACCTGGTTATTCAACACACGGAGAAACTCAATGGTTATCTCCATTAACAAACTGGAAACAAGAGTTATGAAACAATTAGCAACATTTATTATTGAAGACAGGCCAATAGAGAATTTTGGTAAAATATGTTATAATCATTTAAAACATTTACCTAAAGATACTGACTTGTTTATTTACACATCTGATGAGTGTAAACCTAAGTTTAAAGAACAATTAATTAAGTTTAACATTAATTATAAATTTAAACCATATAACAAAGACCAAGAAATACCTATCACAATTAAATACATTCCAGGTTTAGATCAAGTATTACAAGATGCACGTATGAAATCTTTATTCAATATGTGTATGGTGATGACAACATCTGAATTTTGGAAAGATTATTTTGATTATGAACGTGTATTAATATTTCAAGGTGATTCAGCTATATTAAGAAATGGTATTGAAGAATTTATGGAATATGATTATGTAGGAGCACCATGTTATAATTTTGTAAAAGACCAAACAATACAAAATGGTGGTTTCAGTCTACGCAATCCACGAGTAATGGAATATATTTGTAGAATGTATAATTGGAAAACTGATTTACAAGATATGATGGTGGTAGGACAATATTCATCAGCATCATTCTTTGCAGAAGATATATTTTTCTGTTTACGTATGATTAAATACAATGCTGGTAAATTAGCACCACTTGATGTGGCTAAAAAGTTTAGTGTTGAATCAAGATTTGAATTAGGAACACTTGGATATCATAGAATAGATGCTTATCTTACTGAAGAAGAACAAAAACAAATCAAAGAACAGTATAAATAACGTTTTCTGAAAATTTGATATATTTATATATATAAAAACAAAAATTAAATAAAATGGCTTTAATTATTATCTTATTAATTGCTGCTGTAGTAGTAGCATTTGTTCTTAACAACAAGAAAAAAGAAACATCAGTAAATCATGTTGAAGAGTTAGCTCCTGAATCAACTCCACCACCAACTATTATGGCGGAGATAGCTAAAAAACCAACTGAGAAAAAACCAGTAGCTAAAAAAGCACCTGTAAAAAAAGATGTTAAAAAACCAGTAAAAAAATCTAAATAAAATATATGGAAAAAGTTACATTAGAATTACATGAGTTCTATGCCTTAGATAATGAACTTAATGGAGTTGTGAATCAACAAACCGGTGAAACATCACTTAAAGGTTTACTAAGTGAAAAAATTAAGTTAACTACAAAATATTGGCTATCAGATTTAGCTAAAAAAGTAACAACTGAAAAAGAATCTGTTGAAAAACTTAAAGAAGAATTAATTAAAAAACATGGTGAAACTGACGAAACTGGTAATATCAGTATTCCAATGTATATCAATGTTGTCACTAATGAAGAAGGTGAAATAACAAGCAGAGAAGTAAATCCAAAGTTTGTAGAATTTCAAAATGATTTTAACACATTGTTAAAAGAAAGTAGAGAAATAGAACATAAAGAATTCAAACTTGATGATTTTGAAAATGTAGAATCAGAAGGAGTTTATGTTACTTTCTTTAAACTTGTAAAACCTGAATAATGAGTGAAGTTAAAAAACTAACTATTGAAGAGTTAGATGAAATTAAAAAGATTAAAGCTAGTTACAATGATTTAGCTATATCATTAGGTGAATTAGAGATTGAAAAATCTCGTTTACTTGAATACCGTAAAAATTTAAGCGATGCTGAATTAGTTTTAGCTAAAAAATTACAAGATAAATATGGTGAAGGCTCTATTAATCTTGAAACAGGTGAAGTAAATTCATAATATGTATTGTTAGGTGTTAGGAGTTAATATAGAAGAACCTCGGCAGTAATTGCCGGGGTTTCTTCGTTTTATAAATTATCTCACATATTTATCATTAGACAAAATCTATTCAAAACATGGCGCAAGAAACATTAATTTCTCCAGGTGTACTAACACGTGAGAATGACTTATCTCAAATAACCCAATTACCTCCAACTGTGGGTTTGGCATTAGTAGGTCCGACTGTTAAAGGTCAACCGTATATCCCAACTGTAGTTACTTCATATAGTGACTTTAAAAACAGATTTGGTGGTTCATTTATTAGCGGAGGTGCTAATTATGAGTTTTTAACAAGCATCGCTGCTTACAACTACTTTTTACAAGGTGGTGAATCAATTTTAGTAACAAGAGTACCAAGTGGTTCATTCACTGCAGCTACAGCTAGTTGTGCTACAACTGCTAGTACAAGTGGAATTCCAGGTAACAGTGCATTTACAGCATCGTTTGTTTTAGAAACAATCAATGTTGGTACAATGAACAACAACACTAGTTCTTTATTAAGTAATGGTGCTTTAGCTACTGGAACTCAAGATAACGTTAAGTGGGAAGTATCAAATGTAAATTTACAACAAGGTACTTTCACAGTATTAGTTCGTCGTGGTGATGACAATACAAATACTAAAGTTGTTTTAGAAACTTATTCTAATGTATCTTTAGATCCATTACAACCTAACTATATCGCAGCAGTAATTGGTGATCAATCAAGAACTGTATCTTATGATGTTGATATGGGTGGATATTATATTCAATTATCTGGTAGCTATCCAAACAATAGCCGCTATGTAAGAGTTAAATCTGTTAGAGATACTCCATCATATTTTAATAACGTAGGTGGTGTTGCTGCAGATACAAATAACCAAAGCTATTCAGCTTCATTACCTCAAGCAGGTAGTGGTTCATTTGGTGGTGCATTTAGTGGTGCTGTTGGTAATGACATTCCGTTTATTGGAAACAGTTTATTCCAAAACAACTCAGCTACAGCTCCTCAAGGTGTTCCAGTTGCTAACTATGCTACTGCAAGTAACATTTTAAGTAACAAAGATGATTATGACTATGAATTATTAATCACTCCAGGTTTACAACAAGCTGATCACGCTACAGCTCAAACAAATTATATTTCAAATGCTGAAGAAAGAGGTGATCATTTCTATATTATGGATCTAACTCCATATGGTTCAACTATCAACACTCCAGTAACTGAAGCACAAGGTTTAGATACTAACTATGCTGGTGCTTATTGGCCTTGGGTTCAAGTTGTATCTCAAGAAACTGGTAGAAATGTATGGGTACCTGCTTCAACAATTATGGCTGGTGTTTATGCTTTCAACGATAATGTAAGTGCTGAATGGTTTGCTCCTGCTGGTTTAAATCGTGGTGGTTTAGGTGGTGTTATTCAAGCAGAAAGAAAATTATCTCCAACAAACCGTGATAATTTATATGCTGGTAAAGTTAACCCAATCGCTACTTTCCCTAACGTAGGTGTTACAGCATTTGGTCAAAAGACATTACAACAAAAAGCTAGTGCTTTAGATAGAATTAACGTTCGTAGATTATTAATTGCTCTTAAACGTTACATTGGTAATGTTTCTAAGACATTAGTATTTGAACAAAATACAACTGTGACAAGAAACAGATTCTTATCTCAAGTTACTCCATACTTAGAAAGTGTACAACAAAGACAAGGTTTATATGCTTTCAGAGTAGTAATGGATGATACAAACAACACTCCAGATGTAATTGATAGAAACCAATTAGTAGGACAAATTTACTTACAACCAACTCGTACAGCTGAATTTATCTTATTAGATTTCAACATCTTACCAACTGGTGTAGAATTTGGAAGTTAATAAAAAATAACAAATGATAAAAGATAAAAAATTATACGAATTTGAAGACGACGCAGCAGCCGATACCTCGGTTGCTGGCGTTACTTCATCTTTAACTAAGTTGTCATCAGCTGTAACTAATGTGAAAGATTTTTCTCGAGTAGTTGAAGCTATAGCTAAATGGATACAAAAGAAAAAAGGATCTCAATTAAGCAGTCTTGAAAGTAATCAAAACTATAAAATGGTATTAAGTTACTTAAACAAGATGCAATCAGATGTTGATAACAAAAAACCAGTTGAAAATCCAGTTGCGCAAAAATAATAACTATTAATATTTATATAAAATAACAATACAATGGCAGTATTAGATCCTACCGAAATTATGTTCACCGCTTTTGAACCAAAAGTTCAGAATCGCTTTTTAATGTATATTGACGGTATCCCTTCATATTTAATTAGAAAAGCTTCAACTCCGTCTTTCAACGCTGGTGAAATCGTATTAGATCATATCAACGTTTACCGTAAAGTTAAGGGTAAAGTTCGTTGGAATGATATGACTTTAGAACTTTATGATCCTGTAACTCCAAGTGGCGCTCAAGCTGTAATGGAATGGGCTCGTTTGGCTCACGAATCAGTAACTGGACGTGATGGCTATAGTGATTTCTATAAAAAAGATTTACGTTTAGACATTTTAGGTCCTGTTGGTGATGTAGTTGGTGAGTGGATAGTTAAAGGTTCTTTTGTTAAAGAAGCTAACTTTGGTGAATACGATTGGGCTAATGAAGCGTATGTTTCAATCAGCTTAACAATAGCAATGGATTATTGTATCCTGAACTACTAATCGTTCATCCATATATTTAATAAGAAAGTCATCCGAGAGGATGACTTCTTTTATCTTTGTATATTTATATATATAAAAACAATATAAACGTTATGGAACAAAAGTTTAAGTATCCTACTGAACAAATCGATTTACCTTCTAAAGGTTTAATTTACCCTCCTGAATCACCATTATCAAAAGGTGTTATTGAAATGAAGTACATGACCGCAAAAGAAGAAGATATTCTATCTAATGCTAACTTTATTCGTCAAGGAACAGTTATTGATAAGTTATTACAATCAATGATTGTAACAACAGGTATAGACTATAATATGTTATTAAATGGTGAT